TGCTATACGCATCCTCTCCCACGTTCTGGCGGTGTGTACTAGGATGATGTTATATATTTCTTGATTCATTGTTATACTCTTTAATAAATTCTACTACTGCTTGGTATGTAGATGATAGCTTGTCCTCTGCTATGAAGCATCGAGTTTCACTTATCATCTCACCATACTCAGCCTTACCACCTTGTATGGTAAACACATACCCTAAGCTCTCTATCTTCTGTACTACGGGTATCAACCAATCCCATGATGTGTGGTACTTTGAGTACTTAGTAATTCCTTCCATTACTTTTTCCTTACTATCTTCTGTTATGTAGAAGAATGGAGCATCACTCCAAGAGTGTATGTTACCTGCAATGGAGTCTAATGATATCTCATCATACAACCCCATAAATTCTGCTATTAGTTTATTAGCATCAACGTGATGTAATCTACCATTTTCTTTTGCCCATAGCTTTCTATTGATAGCTTGTTGTTCTGCTATTACTTGCTTTGTTGTTCGTTTATTGTCTTTCATTTTGCTAGCACTTCTTTTATTTCTTCGGCAATTCTAATCGACTTATCGCTTGTCATTAGCATACCAACGAGATACTCTATCTCGTCTAGCGGTGAGCAACAATCTGTTAGTACCCACTCTGCATACTTCTGTATTTCTTGTTCCTCTAATTTCATTTTGTATGTGATTTAATTGCATCAATTCTGCTCGTTTTTGTAGTTCGTAACTCATGTTGAATTGGTTTATTATCGTTTACTATTAGTTCAGCTAGTTCGTGCATACTGAATGATGCGAACCCCGATTGTGTTTTTGGTTTACGTTGTCTGTCCTTCATATTTATTAAAATTACTTACTATTATCTCGCACATACTTCTCAAATCACGATCTGGCATGTCATCAAAGTATGTAAGCAAGTCCTCTTGCACTCGCTCTCTTAGTTCTCGTAGTTGATGTATTGTCATGATGTTAAGTCTTCAATTAGTTCTACGTTTTCTATAACTTCGAGTTCTCTGTCAGTACATATTAGTCCGTCCTTTACAGGGTATATGTTAGCTTGTATGCCAAAATCTTTTCCGTTCTTTAAGAGTACCTCACCGAATACGTTGATGTCTATGTATGGGCATAAGCTATCCCATATATCTCTGCTTTCTTCGAAGTCGCCTGCGGGGATCACTAAGTCCCCAAATAGTTGTGATTTAATTAGTAATGATTTCATGATGTATGTTATTTAGTTGGTTTGCCTAATGGTATGCGGTAGTCATAAGGGAAGGCTTCCTCTAGTCTACGTTTGTTCTCTCCATCTGCTCGCCTCCATGCCTCTATAAGGTTGTAGTGAAAACCACCTGCATATCTCTGATTTTCTAGCACCCAATCAATGTGTTCTTGCTCGGTGCAATCGTGTGTTAATGTATTCATGATGTATATTTTATTGGTTTATTTCAATTAGTTTTCCGTTTACTTCTTCGTATTGGTGCTCGCTCTCATCTTCCCATGCAGTCCAAAAGTATTCCTCGTTATTGTACGCTTCGTTAAGTATAAAGTCGTCAGACAATACGTTGTATTCATCCACATTCCATGAGCGAATAAGTTTAATTAAGTCTGCTTCATACTTTACATAAGTGTCCTCATTCACAAGGTACCCTTCATTCATTCCTTCGCCCGTTATCGAGCATTGTCTTGCGTATTTCATAGTTCTTTTGCTTTTACGGATAGCAAGTCAGTATCCATTTGTTGTAGTTCTTGCTCGCCTATCTGCTCCCATATCTCATCGTGTAAGTCTGAGTGAGGGCTTGTGGTTCGACTGTCGGTTGTTATTACCTCAGCATCACATGGGCTTAGATTATCGGGTACTTCTACCTCGATTGTTGTGGTGTATGTTCTCACCACTTCTATTTCAAATGTTTTCATGCTAATTCGTTTTCTAGGTTTTCTAATGCTAGCTTGTAGCCGTAGTTTATTGCCATTTGCATAAGTAACATGTCACTACAACCATTGTTTGCGTAAGCAAATGATTCTAGGTCTTCTCTAGTGTGTGGTGTAGCTACGATGCCTTTATCTAGCTTACGCATCTCTTCCTTGATGTGGTTTTGTATGTTCATGTTTATTTGATTATGGTTTTTACTTCCTTGATTACATTCATGATGTGTTCGCTTACGTCTATATCACTAGCTACACACTCTTCATAGTGGTCTTCTTCGTGAGGCTCTAGGTAATCTACTAGCCTTTCTGAAAGCACCTTGAATTCGTTAAACTCTTTACGAAGCAACTCATTTTCTTCACGCAGTTCTGTTATCAGTCTGCCTTGCGCTTCAATGGTTTTGAATAATTCGTTGTTTGACATTTCGATTTGGTTTTAATTAAGAGGTAGTGTATTATATATATAATTCATACTGAATTATTATATATATAATACTACTACTCTCTAAGGGTTTGACGTTTTACTGATTTAGGTATTCTAATTCCTCCTCAATTTCACTGCTATCCATATACTCTCGTAAGTATGGGTGTATCAGCCAATCATCTTCGGTTTTGAATAGCTTTGCATCGGTGTAGCCACCTCTAGCATCACAACCTCCGTGTATTTGTAAGAGTAGGTACGTGTCTCCGTCAGCATCTTCTAGCCATGCACCTTGTAAGATTTGGGATAGGTCGCTATCTCCGTTGTAAGTATTGAATTCGTGCTTCAATTCCATACCTATTAACTCAAGGAAGTCAGCACCCGCTTGTGATACTCCGTAACCGAAATCTCCTTCCCAGTCTTTGCAGTCAGTGTTGAGTTCGTTGAACTTATCACACACGGGATCGGATTCGAGTTCGCTTAGGTAGTGAAAGACTGAAACTGTACGCTCATACTCGGTGTGAGTTTCTCCGTCTTTGTCAGTCCATTCAGACTTATCGATATTTTGCTCTTGCTCGTTATCAAAGTCCTCGATAGTCTTGGCTTGGTTTCTTGACCAATTCCTACCATACGCACCGCCTGAATCAAGCATGTGGCTACCTGTGTTTTCCGTAAGCATAGCATACACTAGCTTCTGTGTGTCTGTAAATTTACTCATTTTGCTTGGCTCTCTAAGGCTTCTAATTGGTCTTCTAGCCTGTGTATGCTCCCTTCTGCATTACGCATGATGAGGTTCTGCTTCTTGATTTCATCTTTAGTGCGGGCTATTAAACCTGCACGGTTTGTCTTCCACTCACGGAAATCTCGTTCTGATTGAGTTAAAATAATGTTATCCATTTGAATTGGTTTTTAATTTGCGCTAATGTATAAGGTTTTATTTCTATATCCTAATTTGGTTCCGACTTTCTCGGTATTAAGTAGTATATGTATTATATATCTCTCAATTACATTGAGATATATAATACTATACTTCTAAAGGTTCAGCCCTCAACCTCTCCTCCTTACTACGTAGGTACGCTTGTTCTGTAGTCTCCCCATCTCTAATTTCTAAAGAAATCGCACACCTCCGTGCTTTGTAGCTTGGTTCGACTTCACTCTTCAGATACGTAGTACATATGTTGGTACGTGCTTGCCTATGCTCCATTCTTTGATTGCTATTCAACCCTAGCCTAACCTTACGTGCAAGGTTCCTACCGCTGAAACCTTTTACCTCCTCTAAAGAGGAGATGTGAGCAGTCATCTCTTTAATTAAGCGCATAGCTATCCGCTTGTTTTTTGTAGTCGGTTGCTGTTTAGCTAGTCGTACAGCTGAACGTATGTCTGTGAACTTCATAAGCATGTGAATTGAAATTGTTACTGACTACCCCCGAAGGGGTAGTTTCGTCCATTCAGGACTCATCAGAGTAACTGATGACTGTGTCTTACTTTGCTAATGCTTTTTCCACCCTTGCGGTTGCTTCAGCCTTCGTGAGGTGGAGGTTTTTAACCAACCATTCAACTTTTGCAACAGTATCTACCGTCTTCTTCGCAGTCGGCTTCGACTTAGCTTTGGAAGTCTTCGACTTCTTCTCAGGTACGATTACCTTCAAGGCTTCCACTTCAGCAGTCAGTTCCTTTAGGAACTTCAAGGCGGTTGCCTTCTTCGCTTTTGTGCAGTTGTACATAGCTTTGTTCACGGCAGACTTCGTCTCTGCAAGGACAGATTTTGATGTAGATTTTGACATCTGAAATTGGTTTTAATGAGAGGGGGTTTGGCATATTTAAGTTGTTGTATGTATTAAATATATCTCTCGTAAACTACGAGATATATTTAATACTACAACTACTAAGGGTTCAGTGCAGGGTCAGTCCAGAGTAGTAGTATACTACTCTATATAGGAGGGGAGGAGTTGTCCCCCAAGCCTATTAGACTACCTTCGGTAACCCAAAGCTAAACGCATATATACACACATAAAGCTACGCATGAGGTCGGTGCGGACAAGTGCCTAGTTGTCAGCGAGTTAGAAAAAGCTGAAAAGTATGCGCAAATGCGTGAATGCACTGCGTATACGTTGATGCGAGTGCGTTTCGGCGTGCGTCAGCTAGCGTCTACATGTATATATAATCCCCAAGCTCTATATTTCTCAAAAAAATTTCCACCAATTTTTTCTACAGGCGCTATTTTCGCCGTTTTTTACTCTTATGCGGCGGTTGCCAAATTCTTTAGGATCAGAATTGTGACTACCTAATCCTTATATTATCAATCCATTACAAATCATCACTTGAAGTGATTATTTACGGTTGTTTTTTAGTTTTTTATGGGTTAACTTTGCTCAAGTCTACTAAACGAATAGCTTTTGTAACTGTTTATGATGGTTTTAGTGTATTAGTTAATTTGTTTTTGTATGGGTTGATCAAGCCCAAGCTATATCCATCACTAAATGACACGCCCCCTTAATATATGGGGGTTTTTTATTTATTATCTTTGCGTTATGGCAACACCTATCAAAAAAGACCCACCTGAAGAAGAGGGATTAGATATATTACAAGCACTTGCCAATGTATATAATTGGAAAGAGAATTTAGCTGAGAATGTTAATCCAAGAGGTTATGATATGTACTTCGATGCTGATGCTCCTGGAGCTGATAACCCTATTTTAGGTAATGAAGCAGTACAGAGATTATATAACGCTATTGTTCTAGATCGAAAGGAGCTTGTAAGAGAAATAGCAGAAGAAAGAATAGAACGTATTTATGATCCTTCAGATCATATGAAATTTGGAGCTTTCGGTAGTTCGGCTTATAATGCAGCTGTGGAGGCGGAAAGACAAGATCTTTTAGGTTTAATGTTGGGTCAAGGTCAAAAACATGGTAGTATAGAACCTGCAATATACAAGCCTACTAAATCCAAAGATCCTGATGCTGAATACGTACGTTCAAGAGTAACAGAAGGGCAGATAAAAGATCAACTAATAAACGCATACGTTCCACCGTCTTTAAGAGGTGGTAGGGGTTATAAGAGTGATGAAGAAGGCAATTACACTGGTGACGGGACAGATCTTGCTGACCTTCTTATTGACAAGGATCCTTATGGAGAAGTTCTAGGAAATTTTACTTTAAATAAAGGAGTAGATGAAAAAGGTCATTATATCAGTTATTATGACAAATGGGATGTAAATCCTTTGTCTGCTGGAGCTGATAGGAAGACATCGATGATATCAAGAGGGTTAGATGATGCAATACAGTCTGCTGTTGGTATTACACCAGCAGAAGTATATGGGAGAGTTTATTATGATCCTGAGACTGGGCAACCCATAGAGGAAAAGAAGTACGGGGGTACTATAAGACCTATTAAAAAATACAAAGTCTTAAAATAGTATCTTTGCGTTATGGCATTATCTAAGTTTAGAGCGAATAAATTAAGAGTCCTTTTAAAGGAGGGCTACCCGTTTAAGCAGGCTGTAGCCATGGCTTACGATAAGGGGAAGAAGGGTGATGAGGGATTAACTACTGACCCTACTGATCCAAAGAAATCGGCAACCTCGTCAGACTCTTTAGATGTAGCGTCTTTTAAGTCTGGTATTTCTCAGGTAGAAAGTGGGGGTGGACAAGAGATATTTATGATTAATCCTGAAAGCTCGGCTACGGGGTTGTATGGTCAAAGATTTAGCGAAATCGAGGATGATTATGATGGTACCAGGGAAGAGTTTTCTACAGATTTAGAGGCTCAAGATAAATATATGGATCAGAGGATAAATGAGGGTATTAACGCCCCTTCATTGCAACGTAATGCTACAGATCTTACTGCAGAATATAAAGATCAACTAGGTGATAAGTGGAATTTTTCTCAAAATGAAGTTGCTGCGCTGACCCACTTCTTAGGGAGGCAAGGAACTAGAGAATATTTCGCTGCTCTCCGTGATGGAAAAGAGTATGTGGTTTCTGGCACCAATAAAACTCCAGAAGAATATCTAGAGATATTTAATGAGGGGGAAGCAAAAGTCAAGAACTATGGTGGCTATGTAAGGCCTATTAAAAAAGGTGAAAATGGTACAACTACAGACGATGGAGTTTTATCTAGCTTGATAAACCGAATGAGAGAAAAGCGTGACGAAAGGATAGATAGAAGGGGTGAGAGAAGGGTAGGCAGAACAAATGTTAAACAGTCTGAAATGACTGATGAAGAATTAGAGCAGATGATGGATATGATTTCATCTACAACAGGTGGGGATCGTGTTCCTTCTGCTGGTTATTTTAATCCTGCTACTAGAACTGCAGAAGTAGACTTTGATGAAAGATTTAAACCAGACGACTTAAACAAACCTACAGACCCTAATGAGATATTAGGACACGAATTAATACACAGCACTCAGTTTGGACCTTTAAGACAATTAGCAGAAAAGCTTGGGATTGATACAGCTCCTAGAGTTCAAGACCCAGATATAAGAAAGTCTTTTAGAAAAGTAAAAAGAAGTATTAGACAGCGTGATATGGAAGATAGCTTAAGTGATTACGGTAATTACATGGCTGGCAGAAGAGGGCAAAGAGGTGAATACGAAGCTATTATGAAAACAGGTATTACTTCTGCTCTTTCACAAGGTGTAGACCTTTCTGGAGACTTTGACTCTATAGCGAGAAATCTTTCACAAAATGCTGGTTCAACCAATATTAGACAACTTTCCGACTTCATGAACAACAATGATTGGGATAGTAATCAAAAACAAATTATTATGCAAGCTATTAGAGCTAGTGAAGAGTTTACCCCTTATAATATAGAGCAAACTCTATAAAGAATAATATCTTATATTTGTAAAAATATCATATGGCAACACTTACTGTAACAATTAAAGAAGAATTAGTCCTTAACGGAAAGGACGTAGGGGGTACTAACATACATACCTATGCTGCTACAGAAGTATACCATCGTGTAGTAACCATAACAAATACCGAAAAAACGATATTGTTATTTGGTGCAGCCGTAGAAGGCGGTACTATTAAAGACGCTACGCTTGCTTATTTAAGGATTACAAACTTAGACACATCTAACTCTATGAAGCTTAGAATAAGAGATGCAGCACAGGAGTTTATGATTCAAGTAGACGCTGGGAGCTCTTTTATTTTAACGGAAGATAAGCTGGATGCAGATGCTACTGGTAGTGATGAAACTATAACGCTAGCTCAAATAGACAGCATAAAAGCTGTTGCTGCAGGTAGTACCCAATCAATAGAAATATTTGCAGCATCATGAAGGCTATAAGAGCAAATAAATACCAAGGTCTTTTAGACGCACCTAAAATGGACGCAGGGGGTCAAACTAATCCTGTTAGTAAAGGTAGTAGGAGTGTAAAACGGTCAAAGTTAAGAGATATTGAAGATAGACAGATAGCACCTATTGAATCTTTATTAAGGCGTATAGCTATGAAACAAGAATTAAAAAAAGGTGAAAGTAAAGGAGATGCAGAAGCCTCTACAGGAGAGATAGACTTTAGCATGGGATCAGAGGAGGAGTCTTGTAAAGAGGTAGATGGAAAGATAGTTTGTGGGGCTTATGGTTACGATCAGGGAGATGCAGCAGATTCAGCTGCAGGAGAAGATCGTGAAAAGAAATCTATGGCTCTTATATTAGCAGACTTAATTCAGGGCGGAAGAGACGCAAGACAAACAAGCCTTAAGAATAGAATGAAGAGGGTCGGCAAAAGAAGAGAGCTATACTCTAAGGACAAACAAGTTGGCATGAGAAACCCAATTGCTAGGGCTAGATACAAATCACTACAAAGAAGGTTGGCTAGATCCGAGGGTAGAGAAGATGCAGGGGAGTCTGGTGGAATGCAGTTAATAAAGGCTTCTTTCTAATTGAAGAAATTTTACTTCAATCCTATAAAAAAAAGAAAAGATCACGTAAAAGAAGCGGAAAAGATTCGACTTAATAAACTGAAAAATGAAATTAGAAGTAATAAGGTTCAACAAAGGAAAGGACTCTACTAACGGTATACTATTTGATATAACTAATGAAAGAAAATTTTTATGCTATACTCTCGAAGATGAGAGCCGCCAAGAAAAAGTTTGGGGAGAGACTTGTATACCTGAAGGAGAGTATCAAGTCAGGTTTAGAGATGTGGGTAGATACCACGCCAAGTACTCTAAAAGATTTGCTGACATACATATGGGTATGCTTGAAGTCTGTGATGTTCCAAATTTTAAGTATATTCTTATTCATTGTGGTAATACTGATGAGGACACTGCGGGATGTTTATTGCTGGGTGATTCGCAAGAGAACAACAACATCAAAGAAAACGGATTCATCGGGCGCTCCACACAAGCCTACTTCAGGGTCTACCCGCCCATCGCCGAAGCGCTCAAAGAAGAAGAAGAAGTAACTATTGTGTATAGAGACTTCTCTACATCAGTAGTCTTAGATCCATTATCTTTGTAGTATGTTAGGATTAGGAAACACAGTATCGTCAGGCTCAGCACTAGAGTCTTTATATAGTATAACTCTTGATGGTACAGATGATTATGTATCTATAGATTCATTAGCATCAGAGCTATCAGATGACATGGCTTACAGCTTGTCTATCTGGATTAAAGGTGACTCAAATACTAGTAGTGGAGGTGGTAATATTTTCTTCTCTGCTCATGATGCAGCAGGTTCTACAAATATAATTAGAATAGGCGTAGATCTGTCTGGAACTAAAGGAATTTTTTATGCTGACGCAGGTACTGGTAATACTTCAAATCTTGGAGCTGTAGATTTAGATGATGGTGCTTGGCACAATATAATAATAACTAGACCATCTGGATCTGGCGGTCAACAATCAAAATTATATATAGATGGGGGTTCTGCTATTACTACAGATCTTGATGATTCTGACCCAGAATGGAGTAGTGCAACCAAAGTAAGTATTGGACAAGAATGGGATGGGACTAGCTCATCGGATCATTATCAAGGCGAGATAGACGAAGTTTCATTTTGGACTGTTGAACTAGACTATGGCTCTGTACAAAAGATATACAACCAAGGAAGTAAAATAGACGTAACTACAGGAGCAAGCATAGACTCTACATATCTTAAAGGATACTGGAGAATGGGGAATGGAACGTTTGACGATAAAGTAAATGGAGTTATTCACGATCAGCATAATCCTGGGTTTGGAAACGAAATATTTGCTAACGGTTGGGATACTTTAAACCTAGGTTCGCCAGCCGTTAACTCGAATGGTCGAATAACCGTTGAAACGAATCATAGCGGTCTTCTGCACGAGACAGGTCACGTTTCGGATGGAGCTGTCTACAAAGTTGTTATGGATTTAGAAACTTATACTGGGGGCAAAATCTATGTAGGCGGCACACAAGTAACACCAACCTTAGGCCTAAACACATACTATATAAGATCAGCAGGAACTAATACTGGTTTTGGTATAAATGATCCCAATAACTTTGTAGCCTCTAATCTTTCGGTAAAAAAACTAAACGGTTATCCAGGTTTAACGTCTGGTGGACCAACTTTTAGCTCTGACATCCCTTAATAAAAGACTATGACTACATACGTAATACTAAACACAACGGATATAAAGGATGAAGACGGAAACCACCTTATAGATTTTAGTCAGCTAGCTAATCGTAATCCCGATATGCTGAGATACAGTAAAGACGGGAGTAAAGCCTTAGTTAAGTACAGAGGGAAAGATCAACCATCGTTTTTAGACGGTAAGACAACGTACACGCACGCAGAGATAATGGTTGTATTAAGAGATACTGACGGGGATTGGCACGCAGGGGCTGAAGACTAACCTTCTAAATCTTTATAAAACCGTTGAACAAAAAGTCTAGCTTTTTGAGTTAGAGCATATCTTACCCTGTAATTATATTTAGTTTCATCTCTAAATAAATGGTCTTCGTATGTATCTGAAGGTGTCAACTTATCAAAGTGCTTATATATGTATCCAATTTTCATTAATGGGTACACGTATCTTTTCCCGATATTAGATCGGCTTGATTTAAATCCTTGGCTAGCATAGTCTAAAGTAAAAAACTGCAGGTCGTATGCCCATAGCATAAACTCTATTTTAGAAAAATCCATTTCTAGTTTTTCCGAATACTTATTTTTTAAAACTTTTAAGTTTTTAAGATAGTTGTTATTAATATATATCTTATCTTGTTTAGCGAAGTCTCTAAATAAGATTTTTTTTGATATCTTACTTTTAGGCATTTGTATTAAATTTGTATTAAAGCAAAACTATGACAAAAGATTTCGAATTTTTACTTCATATGCAAAGACTTATGTTTGAAGCAGAAGCTTTGGCAAAGCAATATGACGTAGAAGATAGATTTATTTCAATTATGTTTGCTGGATTAATTGACCCTTTACATGGTAATATATCAAAACTTAATGCAATGTATAGTTATAACATACAAGATGTTGATGAATTAATGGAGATACAAGATTTTATATTTCATACATACAACGTTGACGAAAAAGATGAATTAGACAATAGAGATCTAGGTAATTTACTAGATGGAACAGGAATAGAACTAGAATAAAATGGAAGGAGTTATCAGGAAAATTATTATTGGAAAAGATCCAAAAGACGCTATGGCCTATTATATAGGAATGAGAGCTGGAAGAGGGGAGGTTAGCGCAATAGTACGTGACGAGAAACATCTTCACAGATATGGCAAAAATAGATATTTGGTATATTTACAAGATGATAACGATAATTCTCAAGCGTTATGGAAAAGTGTGGATGACATGCCATGCATGTTAGAATTTGATTGCAACTTTTAAAATGGTAAGAACAGAACTATATACATCTGGAGGTGAATTTAACCTTCCTAATGGAAAAGAATATATTGGGGCATATCATGTTCACTTTGATAAAGGTGCTATGGTAGGAGGGTTTCATAAAGTAAAATCTCACGACAGATTAAAGCCTATGAATAGAGCTGCAGAACAATTGGTCCAATCAATAATGAAAAATCTTCAAACAGAAAGAATGCAAGAAATTGCAATAAAGTCTTTATCTAGCGGCACATCTTCAAGGTCAAGCTCTAGTGGATCAGGAAGCTCAGGAGGTTCAGGAGGTTATTAATGAAAACAATTAAAAGTAAAGGGTTTGGAGACACAATAGCTAAATTCACAAAAGCTACAGGCTTAAACAAGCTAACACCAAAAGATTGCGGTTGCAATCAAAGGCAAGAAAAATTAAATAAAATATTTCCTTATAAAAAATGAAAACATTAAATCTATTTATTGTTGAGTTAAAAAAAATTATTAAAGATACAATTACTACAGAAAGCGGTTTTGAGCTATATGTAGATTCTAAATTTGAAGGCGGTGAGTTTGAACATAGAATTACTGAAGGTCCTGTTGTTTGTGCTCCCTTAAAATACAATACTGGGGTAAAAAAAGGTGATACTATATACTTTCACCACTTAGTAGTAGTTAATGATGGTCAAGCTTTGACAGGAGTAGACGATCATTATTTAATATACTATGATGACAAAAACACAATTAATAATCAGGCAATAGCTTATAAGTGTAAGGATACTGGAGAAATAAAACCTTTAGCTGGATGGTCTTTACTAGAGCCTGTAGAAGAAAAAAAGAAAGTAGAATCTGAATTAATAGAACTTGTGTCTCTTAAAGAAAAATTACCTACTACAGGTAAGGTTGCATTTGATGCTCCTTGGTTAAAAGAAATGAATATTTCATCAGGAGATATTGTAGGGTTTCAAGAAAATAGAGATTACCGTATAAAAATAGATGGGAAGGAGTATTATCGCACTCGTGCAGAAGACTTAATGTATAAATTAAATTAAAATGTTTGATAAAATAGAATTATGGGAAGAGCTTGAAAGCAATGAATGCCTTTTAGCTGATGGATTAAACGATGCCGTAGTTGGTATAAGCTATGGAGTAGAACCTAAAACAGTATATAGTGTTCATAAAATAATTGAAATACTTATGGAAGACGGTATGGAATGGGAAGAAGCAATTGAATATTTTTCTTACAATATAGGTGGGGCTTATGTCGGTGAAAAAACACCAATCTTTATTTATGATTTAGATGAGCAGGAGTAAGTTTACTACCATATCTGCCTCTCAAAGGCTTATGAAAAGCATGGAGGAAGCTATAGATAACATGATAGAAGAAATCAAAAAACCTGTTGATCCTGAAATCAATGGTAGCGCAAGAAAAGCTGAACTTCAGTCTATTAAACAGACAGCTACCGACTGTAAGGAGTTAATTATAGAAAGGCAGCGTTTAGAGCAGATGGTTAAAGATCTAAAAACAAGTGGGGAAATAGGAGATACAAAAGATTATACTGGAGGATTTGCAGAAAGATTTTCTAAGTAATGGCATACAAAGACCCTAAAGATCAAGCAGCTGCATCAAAACGTCATTATGAAGCTAATAAAGAAAAGATTATAAAGAGGTCTAGAAAAAGAAACATCAGACAAAGAGATAAAAATAGGATTTATGTAGAAAACATAAAAAAACAATCAGGTTGTGTTGACTGTGGAGAGTCAAATCATCTTGTTTTAGATTTTGATCATATAGAAGACAACAAATATAAATGCATATCTAATATGGTTTTTGAATCTTACAGTATAAAAAGCATACAAAAAGAAATAGATAAGTGTGAAGTAAGGTGCTCTAATTGTCATAGAATAATTACACATAATAGAAGAAATAATAATAGTAACTTGCAAGAGTTATGAGAGCTATAAAAAAGAAAAGAAATTATAAGAAGGAGTATAAAAAATTCCAATCTTCATCTAAGTCAAAGAAGAATCGTGCTGCAAGAAATAAAAGAAGAAGATATGCTGTCAAAAAAGGTAAAGTAAAAAAAGGTGATGGGAAAGATATTCACCATATAGGAAGTAAAACTAGAATAGAATCTAAATCTAAAAATAGAGGTAGAAAAGAAAAATCAAGATTAAAAGGATCTAAACGTAAATAAAATTTAATATGTATTTAATTAAAAAAATGAGATGTCTATTCATTATAGCTTTTTGGTGTGTAGTTATTTCTATGCTTTCTTCTTGTTCTTTGCAGAATCAACATAGAAGATCTCAATCTAACGATTATAGCCAATGCTGGTGTATTGACCCGTGGGTTGGAGCTGCTGAATGGTGTTGTCCTGGCAAAGAGCCTAAATATATGGCTCCTTATAAGCATAAAAAAGGTTATACTAAAGCGTCATTCTAATGGCTGATTTTAAATGTGAGTGTAACAATAAGGTTGTAAGTAAATCTTCAGTTACGATAAGATACATTGAAGGTCACGGAGTGATACCTGATGTAAAATGTGAAAGTTGCGGAGAATATATGACTGCAATTACAAAAGAAAGAAATTACACAAAAGATGGAGTTGCTTCTCTTGGTAGGATGAATAGGAACGGTAGCAGCTATTGATGTCTGTATTACTAAACATAAAAGAATATGAAGAACCTGCTGTTAAGATTTGTCCCAACGGTACGGAAGGTGAGCTTATCGAACTCGGTGGGTTACTCATTTGTCTTCCAAAAAGGCCGCCGAAGAAAGAAATTTTCGGATATAAAGAATCAGACTCTATGCAAATGTGGAGAAGGTTATCTATGCCGACGGAATTGTCTCGTATTCGTTCTATGGATGAGTGGGCAGAAATGCCAAGGGAGTTTAGAGAGAGGTTTCGTCCATATGTCGAGGAAGAGTTTAGGCGTAGGCGTGAGGGTTTTTGGTTTTATAACAACGGTGCAGCTACATATATTACGGGGAGGCATTACATGATGCTACAATGGACTAAGCTAGATATTGGCTATCCATATTATTTAAATTTTCAACGTGAAATATTTTTACACATGGCTGCTTGTGAGGCTGACCCTCGTTGTATCGGTCAGCTTTACACTAAGTGTCGTCGCTCTGGGTATACCAATATATGCTCTGCCGTACTTGTTGATGAGGCTACACAAGTTAAAGACAAGCTTATGGGGATACAGTCTAAGACTGGTAAGGATGCACAAGAAAACATATTTATGAAAAAGGTTGTTTTTATGTTTAGGAACTACCCTTTCTTCTTTAAACCTATTCAAGATGGTACAACTAACCCACGTATGGAGTTAGCATTTAGAGAGCCATCAAAGCGTATTACCAAGAAAAACAAAACAGCTCAAACTGGTGAAGCGCTTAATACAGTGATTAATTGGAAAAACACAACTAATAATGCATATGATGGTGAGAAGCTGCACATATTATATTTAGACGAAGCAGGAAAATGGGAAAAACCAACAGATATAAGAGACGCTTGGAGGATACAGAGGACCTGTTTGATCGTCGGAAGAAAAATCGTGGGAAAGGCTCTAGTGGGAAGCACAGTAAACCCTATGTCAAAAGGCGGAAAAGAATACAAGAGTCTATGGGAGGATTCGAATCCTTCGGAGAGGAACAAGAATGGGAGGACTAAAACTGGGCTATACAGATTGTTTATATCAGCAGAGCAGTCTCTTGAAGGCTTCTTTGATTTATATGGGAATCCAGTTTCTGAAGATCCAGAAAATCCTATAGAAGGTATAGATGGTGAAGATATAGTTATTGGCTCTAGAACATACCTTAAAAATGAACGATCTTCTCTAAAAGATAATGCTTCTGAAATGAATGAGGTTATACGTCAATTTCCTTTTACTTCAGACGAAGCATTTAGAGACAGTATAGAAGGAAGCGTATTTAATATTGGAAAGATATACGAACAAATAGAATATAACGATGAGCTTTTTCCAAACCCTGTAGTTACTGGTAACTTTATATGGAAAGGAGGTAATCAAGATACCGAGGTTGTGTTTAGTCCAGATCCAAACGGCAGATTTAAAATATCCTGGATGCCACCTGTAGATTTAAGAAACAAAAAAGCAGCTATAAGAGGCAAAAAAATAGCCCCTAACTCTCATATGGGTTGTGGAGGAGTTGACTCTTATGATCTTGATGCTACTGTAGACGGCAGAGGCTCTAAAGGAGCATTACATTTATATAATAAATTTCACATGGAGCACCCTTCTAATATGTTTGTATTAGAATATGCCTCTCGCCCTC